GCATGGTGTGGCTAGAAATTCCAAGGAAGAATGGTAAAAGCGCATTCATTGCAATGCTAGCCATTGCCCACTTACTCAAAGGCTGGAAGGACAACAGTAACCCGCAGGTAATAATCGCGGCAGCCACCAGGGAGCAGGCGGGCATTTTGTTTGGCTATGTTCGGAATACCATTTTGATGAACCCCGTACTGAAGCAGGCGCTGATACCTTACCGAAAGGAAATACACCTACTTAATAAGCCAGGGTTTCTAAAGACAATCACCAGCGACGGCCTCAGCAACCACGGGGCAAACCCTTCGCTAATCTTGTGCGACGAGATCCACGCATGGAATGAACACAAGGGCCCGGAGCTGTGGGAGGCGCTGCGCACATCGATGGCCGCACGCCCTAGCCAAATGATTGCAATCACCACGGCGGGCGGTGCTTTTACCTTTGCGCACAAGTGGCACGAGTATGCTACCAAGGTGCTAAACGGTGACGTGGAAGACCCTAGCTTCCTGCCAATCATTTACGGCGCCAAGGACACGGAAGACCCGCACGACCCGGCAGTATGGGCAAAGGCAAACCCTAGCCTTGGCGTGACCGTTACCTACGAATACTTGGAAGAACTAAGCCGCACGGCTAAGTTTGACGAGCCGACACTACTAAGCCTCCGGAAGCTGCACCTGAACCAGTGGGCAGGAAGTGCACAACCGTACATTGAACTGGGCAGCTGGAACCGCTGCCTACAAAAGGAACCCGCCGCACTAGGTACCTGGCGCTGCTACATGGGCGTCGACCTTGCAGCCGTCAACGACTGGACCGCCTACGTCCTACTTTTTTGGGATGGAGGGGAGCGCTTTTACACAAAGCAGTTTTACCAAATCACGGCGCACAGTATGGACAAGCGGAAGAACCGCTACCCTAACCTGGTGCGCAACTGGATGAAGGGCGGGCACGTTGAGGTAATCGAAGGTGAGGTAAACACCACACCGGACCGCGTGCGCAAGATTTTCGAAATATGCGAAGCCTACCCGGTGGAAGCTATCTTCTTTGACCCATGGAACGCAGCCGAAACCATAGACCAGGTACGGCAGCGCTACGGTGCAAAGTTTTGTTTTGAGGTGCGGCAGGGCGTCCTAATGATAAACGAGCCCATGAAATTACTCTACCGACTGGTACAGCAGAAACGCATAGGGCACGACGGTAACCCGGTGACCGCCTGGCACATTTCCAACACCAACCTGCAGATAGACAAAAACGATAACTGGACCTTTAACAAATCCAAGGCACCGGATAAGATAGACGGCACCGCTGCGCTCATTACAGCGCTGGCCGGATACGTCCACAACGCCCAGGCCAACACGTCGGTTTATCAAACGGAGGATATTGTATTTGTATAATTTGGATGCATAGAATGTATTACGTAACCTTTGCCAAATGGCTAGCTTCCTTCAACGAGTAACCCGGAGCATTTCGGGCATCATTTCACCGAAGCCTTGGCTCTTCCAGCTAATCGGCGGAGGCCAAACCAACGCCGGGGAAACCGTCAACAGCAACAACGCGCCAACGGTGCCCACCGTCTACGCGTGCGTTTCCCTGATTTCTGATACCATTGCCTCTCTTCCTTTCCACCTTTACGCGGAAAGTGACCAGGGAAAGATTCGCGTGGAGGGGCAGCTGGACCAACTGGTGAGCCGCAAGCCTTCCGAGGCATACAACAGCTACTATTGGCGGCAGGCCATAGTCAACAACCTCATGCTGCGCGGCAATGCTTTTGTATTGCCAGTCCGTAGCCGGGGCCGCATTACTGCGCTGGAGCTAATCGACAACGACCTGGTAACCATCGACACCACCAGCGGCCGACTGATCTACAGCCTCTACCTTCCCGGTGGCGTGACCATGCGCCTGGAGCCTTCGCAAATCATACACCTAAAGGCCTGGACCATTGACGGCATTAATGGCCTGAGCCCGATTATTTACGCGAAGGAAACCATAGGCACGGCCATGGCCGCCAACAAACACCTGGGCGGCTTTTATGGAAACGGTGCAATGCCGAAGGGCATCCTGCAACTTGATGGGTCCATCCGGGACGTGGAGCGCTTAAAGGACCTCGGCCGTCAGTTTGACCAGCGCTACAGCGGAGCGAACAGCGGCAAGACCGCCGTACTGACTGCAGGCGCCGAGTACAAACCCGTGAGCATTTCGATGCAGGAGGCACAGTACATCGAGAGCATGAATTTCGGCGTTGAGGAAATCTGCCGCATCTTCAAGGTGCCACCGCATAAGGTGGGCCACATGCAGGGCACAACGCAGAACGCATCGATTGAAGCGCAGAACGCACAGTTTGTAAGCGATTGCATCCGGCCGATTTGCGAACAGATCGAAATGGAGTTTACCAATAAGCTGGTAACTGGAGCGCTGGAATTTGAGCTAGACCTCAAGAGCTTGATGCGTGGAGACATGATGGCTCAAGTACAGCGCAACGTCAGCTATTGGAACATCGGCGCCATCAGCGCCAACGAAATCCGAAAGAGCGAAGGCCTAGCACCTATTGAAGGTGGAGACGAGTACAACAAACCGGCGCACATGAGCGTCACAGGAGATATACAAAATGGAACCATCAACCGAGAAGAAGGAGATTCGCAGCCTGCCGCTTAACGGCGGAGCTGAGGAAGGGCTCATCTTTGGCTATGCGGCCAACTACGAGGCCTACGATATGGGCGCTTTTAACGAGCGCATAGAGCGCAGCGCTTTTGCCGAGGTGGACAGCTTCGACATTCACGCTTTGCTCAATCACAACTACGACTATGTTTTGGCGCGCCGCAACAAAGGCAAGGGCACGCTAGAGTTGCGCGCGGATGACCAGGGGCTGTACTTTGAGTTTACGGCACCTGAAACCTCCACCGGAAAAGAGGCCCGCACCCTAGTGGAGCGCGGCGATTTGGACCAGGCATCCTGGGCTTTTACTGTGGCCGAGGAACGCTGGGAGAACGTGAAGGGCGAGAAGCCTACGCGAGTGATCACCAAAGTGGCCGAGATCTACGACATCAGCCTGACGCCGCGCGGAGCAAACCCCTCTACCGCTGTGGCGATGCGAAGCCTGGAGAGCGCCCGCGCGGCCCAGGTGGAAGAAACCGAAATTAATTTAACCCCCATACAAATGGAAAACAACCAAGACCCCGCTGGCAATCCAGCGGCTGGAGTGGATGCCTCGGCTTTTGCTGGCGGCTTTTCCGCTTCACAAAAGAAAGACCTGCGTTCTTTCAACATCGTAAAGGCAATCCGCGAAGCACGCAACGGCAAGCTTACCGGAATCGAGGCAGAAATGAACCAGGAAGGAATCGCCGAGCGTAACAAGCTGGGCGTGGAAAGCCGCGGCGAGAACCAGGCCGCCATCCACATGCCCGAATTCTTGAACCGCGAACTGCGTACCAACACTGTAACCGGTGGAACTGGTGGCAACTTGGGCGGTGATTTGGTTTACACGGATCCAGGCAAGTACGTGGATTTCTTGTACCCAAATACTCCCATGCTTTCCTTGTGCAGTGTAGCTGAAGGCTTGACCGGTAACGTACAGTTCCCAGTTCAAGACTCGGACTACACCTTAAACTGGAGCACTGAGACCGGCGCAGCTTCTGCCCAGGACTTGACCTTCTCTACTATCACCATGACGCCAAAGCGCTCGGTGATTGCAGCCGCTGTATCTAACCAGCTTTTGGCTCAAGAGTACAGCCAAGGCATCCAGGCGCGCATGATCAATCAACTGAACCAATCTTTCAACAAAGGACTGGAGCAGGCAGTTTTGACCGGAACCGGAGCTTCTAACCAGCCCACTGGTATCTACACTGCATTGAACGGTACGGCTCAGGACTTGGCCCTCGGCGCTTTGTCATACGACGACTTGGTAGACATGGAGGCTTTGTTGGCTGCTAACAACGCTTTAGGCGGACGCCTGGGCTACGTTACACACCCCAACGTAGTGGCTAAATTGAAGAAGACCAAGGTGGACGCTGGCTCCGGCCGCTTCTTGGTTGAAGGTATGTTGGACCCAGTCCAGACCGCCAACGGTTACAATATCTACAGCACGACCTTGAGCAAGAAGACCAGCGGAAGCCCTGATACCTACGGCATTTTGTTCGGCAACTTTGAAGACGTGCAGATCGGATTTTGGGGCGGTGCAACTTTGTTGATTGACCCTTACACTGAGATGCTTTCTTCAACTGTTCGTATCTACGTCGAGCGCTTTATGGATATTGCTGTATTGCGTCCTAAGAGCTTCGTTATTGCTGACGACGTTACGATCTAATGACTACAATTGACTTCACCCCCGCAGCCATTAACCTCACAGAGGTAAAGGCTTTCTGCCGAGTAGACGGAAGCGCAGACGATAGCCTGCTAACTTTCCTTTATAACGCGGCCTGTGACGAAGCACTGAGCTACGCCCAGGTGGTGGTGGGAGTCGCAACTGTTACCGTGGTGACCAATTGGGAAGCTGAAATAACGCTTCCCTTTTGGCCCATCGGGGCAGTTACTTACGTTAAGGTGGACGACGTGGCCGACACGGAATACACCCTACTAAATGGACGCCTGACCCCTTCAATCGAAGGCGATAAGCTGGAGGTAGTTTACGCGGCCGGCTGGAACACTAGCACGCCGAAGGACGTAATCCACGCGATCTACCAACGCGTGAAATTTGGCTTTGACTATGGCGACGACTTGCCGCAACCAACGCCGCGCTTTTTTGACCGCGTACTGTTCCGCTACAAAAACACGCTTTGACACTAGACCGCCGAATCACCCTCTACTCGCCCACCGTGAGCACCAACAACAGCGGGCAAGTACTGCGCTCCTTCGCGAGCGCTGGTACCTGCTACGCTATGCTCGTAATTAACGAGGCAGCGGGAACGGAGGCTTTTGTATCGGACCAAATGCAGAGCAGCGCTACTGTAATATGGCGCGTGCGCTACCGGACGGACGTACTGGGCAGCTGGGAGCTTGAGTTTAACTCACAGCGCTACGAGGTAATCAGCGCGCTGCCGGAAGGCCGCAAGCGCTACACATTGATAAAGTGCAAACTCAAGGACAATGCCTAAACAAAAGGGAATTATTGGACTTGACGAGCTCCGCAAGAAGCTGCAGAATGCACCGGAGAAAATCCGACTGCAGGAGCTGTACGGTGCCCTCCGCCAGGAGGCTACCCCACTGCGCAACGCGGCGCGGGCTGCCGCTTACGAAGACGTTACCAAACCAGGTACAAAAGAC